CCCTACTTCGGGGCTGTTCTGGGTGTTTAGTAGCCCTTCCAGGCCGCTTCTTTTCATTAACATCTCTGCAACCAGCCCCATGATAGGGTTGTCTTTTGTTATTGCTTTGATTGTACTTTGGCCTGTGGCATCATCCATTTTTTTACTGGCCGCACCCAGGGAACCAAAAAAAGAAGATTGAAAAGTTTCAAGCATATCATGGGTTCGACCTTCAATCTCATCTATGATGGGTTCCAGGATGATTAAGAGATCATCATCACTATCGGATGACTTCGCCCACTCAACCCACTTATCCTTACTCAGTTTGGCGATGTAATGACTTATTCCAAAATAGAATAATGACCAGGCGATAAAGTACCCCAAAAGTTCTAAGGCTGTAATTACCACTAGAAGCGGCCTGTTCTTAGTTTAACGGCTATCGGTTCTGCAATACCCGTTTCTTCTTCTAGATAGGAGAGCGCTATTTCCTCATCTGAGATCTCACCCAATACAACGGGCTGAGTTATGGTATATTCTACAGGTTGAACCTTTCCAATAACTCCCGAATCCTGAAATAATTTCAAAAATGCAATCATCGCGCCTACATTCATAATTTTTCTAATTGCTCCTCTGCAAATCCCACTATTCCTTTTCCAACTTTACGTCCCAAAATTTGTGCGATTCCTATCGGACCTAACGAAAGCTGTGCATAGGTAACCAAGTCTGCTTTTTGTTTATCAGTTAAAGTGATATTCAATGTCTCTTCTTGGGCTTGTAAAAACGCATCTATTAACAGAGGCAAAGTAAGAGCAATTCCTGCCGCTCCAATTAATAACGGTGTATTTTCATTGCCTAAAAACGTGTTTATATTTTCATGTATCTTGTATCTGGATAAAGCATCACGTTGCGCAGGTGTCAGCTTCTCTATCTCTACGTCTATTGGTACTGCTTCGTACGCCATTAGCGCCTCTTCTTCTTGCCTGCGGGGGTTTTCCTGAATGCTATTGCCATCTTCTTTAGATTCAACTTGCCGTTACGATACCTGAAACGTGGCTTCTTGCTGTTAGCCTTTACGTATTTGTTCCAGGCGCTTAGTTTACGCTTACGTTTTGGTGGCATTTTTAAACCTAGAAGAGCAGCCTTACTTCTCTGAGCACGCATTGAAGAATCTAACTCAGTACCACACTCAGGGCAATACTTGGGCATTATTCCACCTCTTTCCCTTCCAGGACAACCGTCATCAGCCCTGTGGGGCCCGTTGCCAGGACTTTCATGCCTGTATTGGGCGGTATAGTATAGTACAAGTTAGGGAATTGGGGCCCGATCCCTGCGTCTATGATTAGAAACTTGCTAACGTGTAGCGCTTCCTCATTGCCTTGAAGAGTCCAGGAGAGAACATCACCCGCAGAACATCCGCTATAATCGAAAGAGACGTTGGTGACGACACTGTAGAATCTATTTGGAGAGATAAAGTCCAGTAAGGTTGTACCGCCTGCTGTCAATGCTTCCAGACCGCTCCAGGCGAACATGTGGTCACCATAGAAGTTAAGGCTCGGCCCCGTCGAAAGTGTCAATCAAACCTCCTCAGCATTAAGCATAACGTATTGATCTACTGCGTCGCTACTTGCGGTAACTAGAACTTGAACGGTAGAGCGTTTAGGGATTAAAAAAGGCCCTATGTTATATGGCAAGTTTAGCCACTGTCCTGTTTGATTAGTCATCTCCCCACGTGCTAGGAATACCAGGAGGCCTGCTATTTTTACTTCAATACCAATGTAAGCATTTTCACCTTGTTGATCTAAATTAGCGCCATATGTTAGATTAACAAGAATGGGTTTATCGGGTGATCTAAAATTAAATGCATCAAGCGAGCCCGATGCAGGTGACTTTTCCCCACTCCAGCCAGCCCAACGTCCATTACCTAGGAAAGTTATTTCTTTACCTGCCGAGAAGTCAGCTTCGTAAGAATAACCAACGCCCTCGGGCATTTTTACTCGAATTGAATTTCACATACGGCGTCAATTACTGCCGCCGTTGTAACCGCTACTTGAATATCCAAAGTATTTCCGCTTGTCACGCCCAGGGCTGTCTTGGTTTGTACATTACCCTGTGTAACTCCAGTGCCTCCAGAAGCGGGGCCTGTAATGGATGGTCCCATGAAAACCGCGTCGCCCTCTTGGAGCGCCGTTCCGGTCAGTTTAAAACCACTGCATGTATCAGATTCAACTGCATCGGTGCTCATTCCCATTGATATGGAAGAGATCTGGCTAACGTTCGATGGAACTACCAGGCTCAAGCCAGAACTTGCGAACTGGTTAGTCATGCTTTGGAACGATGTCGTGGCCGAAAGTCCGGCCGAAGTCCTCAAAACGACAATCGCCAAGCTAATCACCTACTCTTATTGTTTTCATATTTATGCTCCGAACGGGTCCATGACTGGTGTCATAGCGCGAACTTTTATGGGCCCCAAGGACGCCAAAACGGGTGAACCTCGGGAAAAGGAACGTACTGCAGCCTTTGCTAAAAATGCTCCAACGAGCGTTTTCGTGATGGCCTGTTTGTTGGATTTTGCTGACTTCGATAAAGTCGTTAAACCTGTGTTAAGATCTCCAGCCAGGAAAGACTTCATGGCTGCACCTGCGTTGGTCTGTTCTAAAAGAGCCAAAGCGGCCCCAGTTTCAATTACATTTATTCCAAAACTGCGCGATCTCTTTCGAGGTCTTGCTTTTCTCCTGCGGGCTGCCATGCGTTGGGATTAGCGTTTGTTATATAAATGTTCGTGATGCTTGCTTAGATACTCACCACAATGATTACAATAAACCTGTCTTCTGAAATTATACAGTCTTTTCCCCTTGGCATTGGTACATTTGCAGGGCCACATCTTGGTGTATCTGAACTTATGAGCTTCATCCCTGACCATTATTCTAATCCATTCGCTGAAAGAGATCTCCTTGTAACGGCAGATTCTTTTAGCCAGGTAATACCATTCCGCATTGGTAGGGAATTTGATTGCTACTTGCTTTAGTTTTCCGCCATAATGCGGATGTCGACCTGAACTAATCCCGCCCATTTTGATAACACTCCATGCAATTATTCATTTTATCACCTGACCAGTTGAACAACAATAACACCAGCCATGTTCTTCTTCTGGATAGTCGTCACAAAAACAAGTTTTGTCATACGTAGAAGGATTTAACCTTCTTGGGGGTTTACATTTTTCACAAATCATTTTATCTCTCCAGGCTTAAAGGAAGGACCCCCTATATGTATATACCGTCTATACAGAAAATAAAAGAAGTGCGGGACCCCCAAACACAAAAAGTATATACTTAATCGAAACTAGAGGCCGACGTACCTATTATTCTTAGTATATACTAAACTATTATTATATTATATTATACCTTATTCTTTACTTTAGACCTAGTCCAGGACTCTTCTGAGTCTGTTTTACCCCTACTTCGGGGCTGTTCTGGGTGTTTAGTAGCCCTTCCAGGCCGCTTCTTTTCATTAACATCTCTGCAACCAGCCCCATGATAGGGTTGTCTTTTGTTATTGCTTTGATTGTACTTTGGCCTGTGGCATCATCCATTTTTTT